AAAGTTAACATAACTGAATACAGTTCGGTTCACCAACTTGATTGCACCTTGTTCAGTCCAGTATACAAAACCTTCCCCTACAGTTTGTTCACCATTGGGAAGATAAGTCATGAAGTCACTGTAAACAATCATACTATCAATTAGATCTTCTTTAATCTCAATAACCCACTGATAAAGATTAGCAAGGTGTTGACAACCTAGAATATCTGTTAGTGTCTCGTCATCAAGTTCTTGACCAGATTTGATCAGTGCATTGATACTTTGCTTGGCATGATAAGCATCCTTATCAGTCAAAAACTGCACAACAGATGTATCAATCTTAGGCGCAGAATGTTGCGGGTGGATGCGATCCACAATCGGCATTACAAACCGAACGTGTGAAGTATCGCTGAACTTTTCACGCAGTGGAAGTGGAACAGCATCACACATTTCACCATCAACATAATACTTTGTATGTGGTGCGATAACAAGTTTTTGATCAATCTTTTCAGGGAAAACATATGTTAGCGTGTTGTTGCTAAATGTATCCGTCCGACCGAAACCTAAAATATCACCTTGATACACACCTTCCACACGGGGAAGATACTTAAGCATCAAATATAAGATATCGGCAACATCATCCTGATGACCAAAGTGTTGATGAATATCATCAACTGTATAGCATAGTTTAATCTTTTTCTTGTTAAATGCAGATTTGGTGCATACAAAGAACCGATCATTGTGCGTTCCCCATACAACAGCAGGCGCACCATCCATCTTCAAACTAATATGATAGGCATTACCATAAAGATCATCGAAGACGGACAAATCACCCGTAAGGATAAGATCTTCGGGGTGTTCGAGGTGTGTGTTTGGCATACTATAAGGGAACTTTCGAGGTTACTAACTTAAACTGTTTCAGAAATTATCGTTTTCAATGTCCCACTTACTGAGAAGTGTAGGAATACCTTCGGGAGAACGAAACTGCAAATAATAGCAGTGATTGTAATCGCTATTGATACCTTGATAAGTATAACCTTTGGATTCAACTAATGCAATTCCCTCTTTCAAGGTCATAACATTTTTGGTTTCGATGAAGTTAGGACTCATTGGTGTGATTCGCTTGGTACACTATAAGGGAACTTTCGAGGTTACTAACTTTAATTCAGACTAATTCTTGCTGAAGTAACATAAACTGCTCTTCTGTAGATTCATCTACACACTCTTGAATTACAGTGTAGATGTAATCAATGTTGCCAACATCATCGAAGATTCTTTCAGCAAGTTCAGGATGTTTGTCACAAGGATAAGTCGGTTCGTCATTTTCATCACGAATCATACAATCTTCGGCAGTGTAAATCCATGCCGCACAAGGTGCATTTTCACCCTGCAATTCGATCATCTTGGTGATACGATCTTGGAGTTGTTGAAGAGTGTAGTTCATCAGTTTTCGATGGTGATAGAGTGAATAATAAAATTAGGATTGAGGCGGTTACATCTTACAATCGCATCCTCTTTTGTCTCAGCAATGTAACCCAAACTGTCGTTCATAATCCAACCATTCGCACGATGAAATTGACCATGAAGAATAAACTTAGTCTCTTGCATGATGTTAATCAACCTCGAACATTTCAGTGTAGAGATCACCTAACTGTTCGTCCTTATATTGTTGACGAACTGCCATGATTTCACGTTCAACCATACGAACCTCCTCACGTTTCATTAACAATTTGTGGCGAAGTTCAAAGAGTTTCTGATTGCGTTCGGTGATGGTCATTTTGTTAGTTTCTGTAGTGGTTCACTTAAGGGACAATGCAATGGTACCTAATGTGTTTAGATAAGGAATACAGGGGATTCTAGAACCCTCTCAGAGGGAAATAAGCTCTGGTTCATTATCATCAAACTCATGAAGATTATAGCAAACCCACTTATTCTCATCAGTCCAAAGATAGGCATATTCTTCACCATTTGCAAGATATTCTTCAATACTTGAATCTAAACGTGGAGGAGTATCTTCACCTCTTTCTGAGTAATACTGAGGAGAAGGTTCCTCTTTGATGTGAGTGTAGATTGTATTACCTTCACTATCTTGAATACTTTTTTTGAAGGTAGAACCATCAGAACGAATCACATTTACATAGACAACTTCACTATCAAATGTGTGAGTAGTGTAACATGCAGACATATCACCACCATCAATAAGATCAGAAGCTAACTCTTTTGTATTGAAATGTTCGATGAGTTTCTTACCCAACCATTCAGGATATCCATCCCAGTGGTGATAAGCAGAGAGAACAGATCCATCAGAGAGTTGAATACCAATTCGTGAACGGGTTGCCATAATTTAGTGTTGAGTGGTGTGGTTCAGTAAAGGGACAATGCAAAGGTGCCTATTAATATCCTCTGCGATAATCAGGTGAAAGTGTTAAACACTTATTCAATTCTTTTTGGTATTGTTCATAATTCTGAAAATATATGATTTCTTCAATACACTGATTCACCTCATTTGTAAAAGTTTCAGCATTTACCACAGGTGAAATGAGTAAAGACAAACTTACAACAGAGAGGAGTTTTTTCATCGTACTTTAGCATCAAGTTTACGAAGAAGTGAAGATACTTCTACAGCAGTTTGTGTGATTCCTGTTCTACCAATAGTCCAAACAATTTTCTTTGTTTTGATATCACATGCCATTCTAAAAGTTTCGTTCATAATAAAAGTGTGAGGTGTGGTTCACTCAAGGGACAATGCAACAGTGCCTAACTTTTATTCCTGCGTTTTTGATGTTTTTCAATATAATTTTTAGCTGAAACTGTATTGCGACATATCTTTATTGTAACACCTTTATGAATAATAGCTAAACCATTTCCACAAGGGATAGCAGCATAAAAGTTTTCCTCATCATCCCAACTTCCAACAACAAAAGAATTTTTTGGAGGGCGAGGTGTTAGGATGTTACTGTTAGTTGGTTGTTCTTTATTCATAATATCACCTACGAACCACAGAATCAAGCATTTGACCTTTTTCAAATACAATATCTACCAAATTCTGAAGTGCCTTTGCTGTTTGAATACCAACATTTGAATAAGATGGAACCACACAGAATCCATAGGTTTTCTGTTCTCCACCCTTGCGAAGTACCCTACCAATAGTTTGAGTCATCTCAATCACATTCATGTTACGAAGAAACAGAACTGCTTCCAACTGACTAACATTGATACCCTCAGAAAGAATGGAGCGATGAAGAACAACAAACTTTTTGTTGGAATCTTTACCCCAGGCGTTCAGAGTTTCAAAGAACTTCTCACGAGACACTTTTTTACCATCAACAACTGCACCTGTTTTTGCAGTGATATACAAATAAGAATATCCACGTTGTTTCAACTCATCAGCAAAGGGAGTTTGTAACAAATTGGTGAGCTGAGTTGTACTTTTTGCACACACCAGAATCTTATCAATTTTTATCTCATCAATACTCATGAGAATACTAACACAATCAACGTTGGGTGTGATAGACTTTTTATCGTGTTTTGCCATATCAATCACACGAACTTTAGGAGGCAAGATATAGTTACCATTCACAAGTTCAGGTGCAGAAACACGACAAATCACCTTACCATATACTCTCTCATCATTCATTCCTGCTTTTTTGGATGTTACTGAAGTTTTACGAGTTGCTGTGAAGAAGTAGCAACGTTGTGCATGATAAGAGAAGTGAACTGTAGTGGGGAAGAAACTACTTGTAGTTGAGTTATGTGCTTCATCAAAGTAAATAGTATCTACATCAATTCCACTCTCCTGAATACGATGTAAAGAGTGATAAGTTGTGAAGATCAGAAGATGTTGGCGAGCTGTGTAACAACTATCAGCTACAATCTTGATCTCTTTTGATTTAGTTGTACTGTAATGATGTGTTTCTCCAGAGTGAACATGAAGAACAGTTGCGTTAGTAATATGCTCAAGATACTCTGAAGAGAGTTGCTCAGCAAGAAGAATACGAGGAGCAACAACAACAATAGTGCGAGGGATATTTACTTCAAAACGACGTTTTGCATCAAAAATACCTACCAAAGTCTTACCACCACCAGTGGGAAAAATGCACTGACCAATAGAATTGGAAAGCATTGCATCAAGCCCACGTTGTTGATGAGGACGAAGAGTGATCATATTGTTGTGTTGTTCAGTAAAGGGACAATGCAAAGGTGCCTAATAATCACTGTTCAGTGATTTCAACCCTTTCAGGATCTAATCCTTCCATATTTGGAAGAAAAATGAACTGATATTCACCATCTCTGGGATCAACATCATCAACCATCCATTCAGAGTAACAAGAACGTGCATCCTTAAATTCATGATTCAAACCGTGCTCAGTCATACAATCAAAGTAAGTACGAGCCATTTGTTCAATAATAGATTCAAATTGTTCGTTCATTGGTTCTTTTTTCATTAAAGAAAGTGGTGTTAATAAAGGATATTATATCAGTTGAATTTACCCTGTGTAAAGTTAACGTATGAAAATTGTGGACGGTTTACCAACTTGAACAAACCTTTTTCAGACCACAATACGAAACCTTCTCCCACGACTCTTGTTCCATCTGGAAGGAACGCAGCGGGTGCATCATGAACAATAAGTGAATCCATCACATCATACTTTAGTTCCTGAACAAAAAGATAAAGATTTGTAAGGTGAACATCACCCAAAATAAAGTTGAGAATCTGTTCATCAGGTTCTTGCCCAGACTTGATAAGAGCGTTGATCTGTTGTTGTGCAACAAATGCCTCTTTATCACTCATAAAGTTGATAGAATCAACCTTAATACTGGGTCGAGTAGACTGAGGAGGAATACGATCCACAGTAGGTTGAATAAACTTTACATGAGGAGTATCATCCAATATCTCACGAAGAGGGTTCTTTACAGCATCACACAGTTTGCCATCAGTGGTGAGAACAGTGTGTGGAGCGATAACAAGCTTCTGTTCAATTTTCTCTTCAAAAACATAAACCAAAGTATTATTGTTGAACACATTTGTTCTACCAAATCCAACAAAATCACCCATCAGAATATCATCTGTACGAGGCAGATATTTCAACATAAGAAACAACAAATCTGCTACATCTTCTTGATGCCCAAAGTGAGTATGAACATCTTCAGTTGTGTAACAAATACGACTCTTCTTTTTGTTGAAAGCAGCTTTCGTACAAACGAAAAACTTACCAGTTTCAGGATGCTTTCCCCACACAACTGCAGGTGCTCCATCAACTTTGAGGGAGAAGAAACCCTCTCCCCATAGTGCATCCAACACTGACAGATCACCAGTGAGGATAGATTCTTCGACGTGTTGGATGTGACTCATAATAAAATTGGTGTTCTTACTGAAGGGACAATGCGAAGGTGCCTAATAATCTTCCCCCAACCATTTCCAAATCCAAACTATAGCGGAAATTAAACCAATAGGAAGAATAATATACCAGAAATTTACAATCAATACAATAGCAACTACGATTCCAAAAAGTATCATGGTGCCTGCAATATCGCCACCACCTGAGCTCCTTCCTGAACTTACTGAACCGTTTGAAATGTGTCTTAGGTTGTAGATTTGTGCGATATTACCATGTTTTTCTTTGATTTGTTGTTTTGCACCCTGAGCAGTGCTTGCTTCAACTGTTGTTTTGATATCTCCTGTTTCAGGGGAAACCCAAACATTTGCTTCCCAAGTTGCCATAATGTCGTAGTGTGGTTCAGTAAAGGGACAATGCAAAAGTGCCTAACATTAATAGGAACACCATTCAGTTACTTTATCAGCAATGGTACTAGCACTTACATTATCAGCCACAGCAAAAGCTTCAAACTCTTGAAGAATTACTTCATCACTTGCACCTTCTTTACTATACATGCTGTAAATATGTTCTCTCTTTTCTTGTGGTAGGTTATTGATAACATATTCTTGAAATAATGCACCAGTAAACATTCTTTCTGATTTATAATCACCAAGTTTACCTTTTGCACAATCCTGAACAACATGATGAGCTTCATGTCTCAATGTATCATAATCATTTGCAGTCCAATTATCAGTTTCCACTCCATTAAAAAACTTTACATTATCCTGACAAATTAAGATATATGTTTTTGCATCTTTATCAGTTAAATATGCTCCTTGAATATCTGATTCACAAACTGGAGCGTTGAATACAACATCAACTCCAACATTATTAAGAGATTCAATCAGATACCTATGATTTAACTGATCAGTGATATCCATTCTTTGTTCTACAGCCAAAGAATTTGTTGGAATAATAAGAGTGCTGATTCCAAGAACTGCACTTAGAAATTTTTTCATGTTGTGGTAATCAATCATCAAAGGGACATTGCAAAGGTTTATAATATTATTTGCTCATTCTTTCAGTTGCTCTACCAATTATTTTAGTTTTTCCTTTTCTATCAGGATTCTGACCAGTAGCCTTCTTATATTTTTCAGTTTCCTGTCTCACAAACTCTTTCTTGAGTTCAGATTCACCTTTTTTCTGTATCTGTCTTCTCTCCTTATCAGAGTATTTTGCAGGTCCTCTGGGTGTGTAACCAGGTGCTGCAGTTTTCACTCTTTTATATTTCTCAGTTTTCTTTTGTGCTGTCATTTTAGTAGCAGCTTTCTCAAGATCTTTTGATGTTCTTGTATCTTTCTTTACTTCTTGTCCTCTTTTTCTAGCAGCTATTCTAGCTTGTGCTGCCTTTCTTCTCTCTTCCTTCGCTTTATCTGCATAAGTTTGTTTAACTTCCACACTTCCTCTTTCCTTCTGAGGTGCTTGTACTTTGTCTTTAGTTATACCTGCATCTTTTCTTGTTTTTTGAATCACTGGTACTGTTTTACCACCACCAATATTCTTAGTTCTAGTAATTTGATCTGGTGTTTTCCTGCGTCCAGGTGTACCAATCTTTCCATCTTCCGTTCTACGAATTGATGCAGATCCTACTAAATCTTTATCGTATGCTTCAAGAACAAAATCGTTAAAGCTTTTCATTGGGGAAGATAAAAACATAAAGTTATTTATCTTCTCCAAGAAGTAGTGCTAGTGGATTATCATCAGGAACCCTATTATAGGGTCTTTCATAGTTAAGAATCAGAAGTTCTTCTTTCTTATTCTTGTTCTCTGATCTATGAGCTAAACTATATCTAAACTCAAAATTTTCACAATAAAAATCTGAGAACTGATTACGCAACCATTCGTGTTCGTTGTAAGTAATCATCCATGAATGTGATGAAGATTTACAAGCTTCAACAAAATCCTCATGGGAGAATCCTGAGTGCATTTCTGCATTCTTTCCATATAACATATCTTTGATAAGATATGGTGGATCAAGAAACACAAATACATCCTTACCTGGTGTAGTCAATAACTCACGATAATCAGTATTAGTAATCCTCCAAGACTGAATGATTTTACTAATTTCAGGAAGTTTCTTGATCTTACTTTGTGAGAAGATTGTATTCTTGTAAGAATCACGAATAAAAGAGTTCTTATTCTGTTCAGTGAAACCACCAAAGGAAGAACGATTCAGAATATAGAAAGCTGTTGCAATATCATGAGGTTCAGAGGAGTTTACAATCAACTCACGCATATCTGCATAAAGTTGCCTATGATTTCCTTCCAAATTATCACCATCATCACAAGCTTTATTCTTTAGATCCAAAATACGATTTGTAAGTGAATCAGAATTATTCTGAAGTTGCATCCAGAAACAATAAAGATTGTAATAAAGATCATTCACCCAGACTGGAATATCTGGGTACATAACAGAAAAAGAAAGGGCACAAGAACCACCACCAAGGAAACCCTCACGGTATTCCTTGATGTTGGTAGGAAGCATTTCCTTGCGAAAGAGATAATAAACGATTCGTGATTTACCACCAGGGTATCTCAGAACCGTTGGATACTTACGTCTTTCTTTCATACACTCTCATCAATAGGTTTGCCAGCAAGGGAAGGACCACTCCACACTTTACCATCACGATAAAATCCAGAGATATCTTCATGACGACGTTTCAGAAGTACATTATATGCCTCCTGTTGTTCTTTTGTAAAGTGAAAGTCTTGCTCCCTATAAATTTTCTTCAGTTCATTGAGACGAATCAAAACGCTAGCCATAACAATAAGTGTAGTTCAATAAAGGGACAATGCGAAGGTAACTAATAATATTACCAACGATCAGGTGTGCTCAAATCCTCAATGTAAGTGGACACAGATTCAGAACCTTGGATATCCAATACTTTTTCCCAATCAATGTTGTGAGGATTAAAATCATCCATCACATCCAATTCCAGAGTTACACGATACTTTGTTTTCTGAGGAAAATAGATTGAGGTCATAAGAGCTCCTGAAGAAGAATACTTTTACATTATACACACACCTCAGTGGGTGGGTAGTGTGGATGTGACAGTTTATAAGCTGCCATAACCCATATTTAGTATCAGTTTTTAATAAAACCTTGATCTATTAAGAATTGCCTTGTCAAAGGTGTTGGTGGAAAGTCTGGATTTTCCCACATATTACCAGCAGCACACGCATTCAAAGCTTCCAATGTCATTTTTTCAGTGCGACCAGCCCATGTTGCTTCCTGTTCCCAGGGCAATGCTGATTGAGGATATGTATCTTTTGCAATATCTTTCCAGAACTGAGGAATCTTATCCTCAGTAAAAATAACACCAATATAATTGTTTTCAATACCGCCAGCCATACAATCCTGAGCTGCGTGCCATCCCTCATGTCTCATTACTGACATCATTGTATGAGGTCTTTTAACATGAAAACTATTCAGGAAGAAATTATTTTCTACTGTATGATATACGCCTCTATGACCTACTGGAAAGTATTCAGTTGAAGCGATGAATACTTTTACATTAATTTTCTTGAGTGTTGATAAAATTTCATCAAACTCTTGAGGAAGTTGATAACCATCACCAAAATAATCATAAACATCTTGACGAGAATGAATTTCAACTACTTCATCTCGGCAATCACCCAACATCAAACAACCCATAGAGTGATTTGTGTAATACTCTTCAGGAAAAATGATAGGATTGTTTTCAAATCTTGCACTAGCTGGAGCTACAAACATAAGTGCAGAGATCAATGCCAAAAAACTCTTTTTCATACCAATAAGTTATTTTTCTTATATATGTTACATTTTAATCATGTTAGCGACAACTTCTTGCTGTTTAAGATACAATTTAATATGAGCTTTTGTAAGTTCACGAAGAACTTCTATATCATTAATTTTATCAATATCCCTACATTGTTGTTCAAATAAGAACATTTTTGATGTTGTGATGAGATCTATTTCTGAGTGATTCATCGTAAAAATCCTCCCTATAAGTAATATACTCAAGTTGATGCCAATACCAATTCTGACAAACAACTAAAACATGAATTTTTTTGTGTTTTTCGTTCTTAGTATATTCGCAGTTTGGCTTATCTTTTACACCTATTTCAATAGAAATATAATCATCACCGCAGTAATAAACCCAACCTTCAAGAGTTTCATTCTTTTGATGCCATTTTACATAATCATGAAGTCTTGGTTTATACTCATACTTCATGTTTTCTTTACGAGTTTCCATACATCGCAGACATAAGTGGATTGAGATTAAGTTGCATTGCAGAATAAGGCGTAGTATCAGTAATATCTACCTCTTTACCAATCTTTTTAGAATTTACTGGAGCAAAGAACTTTTTACTCTTTGGTCGATAAAATCCCCATACTGATTTTGGCTGTCCTTTTCCTTCCATGTAAGAAAATTCAAAACGATTGTTTATGATCCAAATACGTTTTGTAGTTTTGTTTAAATCATCCATGAAATATTCATACCCTTCAGGGCAACGATGAAAAAGAATTTCCATAATCAATCAACAGAAACAATGGAGGTGTTCTTACAACCTCTTTCAATCATAACCTTCTCCCACCAAATACAATCATTAATGTCATAAAATGTAGCACGATGTGTAGCAAACCCTTTCTTCTTGGGTTTATCATACTTCAAAAGAAATTTCATCTTCAAAATTACAATAACGAGAAATTTGTTGTCGGATATCTTTTTTAGTAAATCCAACTTGAATTAACCATTGAGCAAAATGATCAAAGTATTCTTT